CCGCCCCCGAGGAGGACTGACCCGTGGCCATTCTTCGCCAAGCTCTCGACAAACTGGAGTTTGCCACCTTCCACGCCACCGCCGCCCGCACCGCCACCGGCAGTGCCACCGGCATCGACATGCAGCAGTACGACGGTGACTTCGTGCTGATCCTGGACTCCGCCGCTGGCACCGGCACCACCCCCACCCTGGCCGTGACCGTCGAATCTTCCGACGCCCTCGGCTCCGGCTACGCCGCCATCAGCGGCGCCGCCTTCACCACCGTCACCACCACCGCCTCCCAACAGAAGCTGGTGATCAGCAAGGATGAAGCTAAGCGCTACGTCCGCGTCACCTACACCATCGGCGGCTCCACCCCGTCCTTCACCTTCTCCGTGAACGGCGTCGGCGTCAAGAAGTACGGCTGAGCCGTAAGTCTCTGGGCCCAGCTGGGCGGCGTCTCGGCGCTGCTTGGCTGGGCTTTCCACTTGCATAAGCTGCCGCTAAGCCGCAACCAAGCGCCTAACACCCACGCACGTCGTAAGCATGATCAACGACGATCTGACCCTATTCCTGGCTGACTTCGGCTTACCCGTAACCGCCGGCTCGATCACCGGCCTCGGCATCCTGGACATGCCAAGCGAATTGATCGTCGATGGCCAAGTGCTAAGTACCGACTACACGCTTACCTGTGAAACCTCTAAGTTTGGCGCACTTATCTATGGCGCTGCCGTGGCAGTAGACGGCATCACCTACAACGTAAGGTCATCTTCACTAATTAGCGACGGTAAGTTCACGGTCCTAAGCTTGCAGAAGCCCTAAGTACAGCTGATGACAACTAAGCGCGAATCCATCCTTACTGCTGTTCGTACCGCGCTCACCGGGACAACGGGCGTTGGAACGCGCATCTACCGCAGTCGGGTTGAGCCGATTGCCCGCGCCGAAAGCTCCGCGCTGATCGTCGAGCCCGTCAGCGACGTACCCACACAAAACACATCCTTACCCACCTTAGACCACGTACTTAACATTCGCGTCGTAGTTATTGTTCGCGCCAACGTGCCGGACCAAACGGCAGATCCAACAATCGAGTCACTCCACAGCAAACTTATGGCCGACCTAACCCTAGGCGGCTTGTGTATCGACGTACAACCAGGCCCAACGGAGTTCACCCTGGAATCTGCCGACGTACCTGTAGGCGTAATTTTCTGCAATTTCCGCATCCTCTACCGCACATCGGTCAACGACCTAAGCATCTAACCACTTAGGAATTGCACCCCACTTACCTAGGCTGTGGGCTGCATACCACGGGCGGGGGACTTACCTCCTAAGCCCCAAAGTCGGACCACGACCGACGCAGAACCACTCACACCCCGAGGTAGGGACACATGGCACTCACCCGCAAGCGGCTGATCCTCGTCAAGAAGGAAACCACATACGGCACCGACAGCAGCCCCGCCGGAACGGACGCGCTGCTGGTGCGCAACCTCGACATCACCCCGATCGAGGCCGATCTCGTCAGCCGTGACCTGATCCGCCCCTACCTGGGCAACAGCCCGCAGCTTCTGGCCAACAGCCGCGTCAGCATCACCTTCCAGGTCGAGCTGGCCGGTTCCGGCACCGCTGGCACCGCCCCTCGCTTCGGCGGGATCCTCCAGGCGTGCGGGATGAGCGAGACGATCGTGGCGACCACCAGCGTCACCTACGCCCCGGTCAGCGCCTCCTTCTCCAGCGCCACCATCTATTTCAACAACGACGGTGTGCTGCACAAGGCCACCGGCTGCCGTGGCACCTTCACCCTGAACGCAGCCGTGGGCGAGATCCCCACCATCGACTTCACGATGGTCGGCGTCTACAACGCCCCCACCGACACCGCAGCCCCCGCCGTCACCTACAGCAACCAGGCCAGCCCCCTGGTCTTCAAGCAGGGCAACACCTCGGCGTTCCAGTTCTTCGCCTACGCCGGCTGCCTCCAGTCCGTCAGCTTCGACATCGCCAACAGCACCGTCTACCGCGAGCTGGTCGGCTGCACCAAGGAGGTGCTGATCACCGACCGCAAGCCTGCTGGCACGGTCATGATCGAGGCCCCCACCCTGGCCACCAAGGACTACTTCAACCTCGCCCAGACCGAGACCACCGGCAACCTGACCTTCCTGCACGGCACCACCGCCGGCAACCGGGTCACCTTCACCGCCTCCCAGTGTGACATCGCCAACCCTTCCTATGGTGACCAGGATGGCATCCAGATGCTGAACATCCCCTACATCGCCGTTCCCACCACCTCGGGCAACGACGAAGTAAGCATTGCGTTCACCTAAGCCGCGCAGTATCCCTAAGCCCGTTTCTGCGAGACCCATGGCCAAGACACCCGCACTGCCTACACCGGATCCCCTTCCCGCTGAGGGCGGCAGCTACCTGCTCGATCCTCAAACCGGAAAGTGGGAACTGCTCAGCCGCACCGAGCCCGCCACCCCCGACGCAGCTCAGCCCCCCACAACCGACGCGGCTCAGCCCCCCACCGATCCAGAACCCGCCGCAGCTGACCTCGACACCTACTAAGCCCCTACCCCATCACCACCACCTAGCCACGCCCCTTCCAGCGTGGCTTTTTCATGTCTACACTACGAACGTATATCCTTTAAGCCTCGCAGCTTATGGCGTTCGTTCGCAAGAAGGTCAAAACCTTCAAGTGGCCTGTACCCATCGAGGAGCCCGCAGACGGCGGCACCTTTGATTCCAGCACCTTCGACATCACCTTCAAGCGCCTGGGCCGCAAGGAGTTCAGCAAGCTGAGTGAGAAAGGTGATCTGCCCCTGCTCAAAGCCGTCGTGGTCGGCTGGAACGGCATCAGCGACGAGGATGGCACAGACCTCCCCTTCTCCATCGAAGCACTCACCGACTTCGCCGACGACCCCTACTGGGTGCGTGGTGTCCTGAAGGCCTACACTGAAACCTTCGACGGCGCTAAGCAGGGAAACTGAAAGGCGCGGCGGAGTTCTGGGTAGGCGATAAGCGGGAAGAGGATAAGACCGAAGACGATGCCAAAGTCTTCGGCTTAGACCTCCCACAAGACGCCAAGCAAGAATCCGCCGCAACTTACGAGGTATGGGACGAGAACTGGGACATCGTAATGATGTTCCTAAGAATGCAGACGCAGTGGAACACCACCATGGCGGGCTACCTCGGCCTGAAGTACGAGGTGCTGCTGATGCCAGGCGGTCTGTTCGACCTATACTGCGTGGATGACCGCCTAGGGATGCTGGAGGGCCTGCAGATCATGGAAACTGCCGCCCTAAGCGCTATGGGTAAGCGGGAGGATAAGCAGGATGGCTAAGACTATTGAGGATCTGATTGTAAGGCTGAAGGCCGAAGGATTTGAGAACATTGATAAGTTGCGTGGCTCCTTTAGAGAGCTGAATAAGGTAACAGGGTTTACCGAAAAGGATATTGATAAAATTCGCGGCCGTCTTAACGATTTTGCTAAGGAAGCAGGCAATACCGAAGCAGTAAATAAAGGACTTATTGAAGCCTTTAAGGGACTTAAATCCCAAGTAGACGTAAACGGTAAAGCTTATGGAGAGCTTGCCGCAGAGATTACACGGATGGAATCCGTGCTGCGCGGCTCTACAGCTGCTATTGATAAACAGCGCACCGTTTTGCTTGAGCACGCACGTACTGGAACCCAGAATGCTAAATCGCTGCAGCAGCAAATAGACGGCCTGGAGCGTCTACAGCGACAGACTCGTCCTGGGTCTGCAGCCTTTCTGCAATTAGGTAAGGATATTGACCAAGCTACTAAAAACCTAGGCCGGTTTAAGAGCGAGGCTAGTGCTGCTGCAGCTACGCTCACTCAGATTCCCGCTGCATCTCTGGAGAAGATTACCGCTCAGATAGGCCGCCTTCAGGGCCAGATGCAGAAATTAAACATATCTTCTGATGAGTTTCTTCGTTATCAACAGCGTATAGCGCTTATTGGCACCGTTAGGTCCATCACGGAATCTCGGCAGCAGGTTCGTGCGCGTAACGCAATGTATGAAAGCCCGCAGTACGCTCAGTACGCGGAAGGTCGTGCAGCCAATTTAGAGCTGCCTAACACAACAGCAGCTCTAAGCCTAGAACTATCCCAACTAGGCGACCGCCTAGCAAATACAACACGAGGTACAGTAGAGTATCTTACCGTAGCCACGCAGATGGCTGGGGTACAACGCGAGCTTACGAGCGTTACTCAGGGCTACGCCCAAGCGCTTGTAATGGGCCTGCGCACTAATACAGTTCCTAGTAGTGCAAAAAACATTAAAGAAGTTATTGCAGCCCTGCGGGCTGAAATGGAGCAACTAGATACAACAACTGCAGAAGGATCTAGGCACTACGCCGAAAACGCAAACGCCGCCAATCGCCTAGAAAAGCAGCTTAACGATCTTGCTGGTGCATATCGTAATGTAAGCACTATGGCGACGCAGGCTGCCACAGCCGAGCAGAACGCCGCTAATGCACGCATCCGCGACAATTACTTCAATCGAGGGATGGTACGCCAGCAGGAGGCTGCGCTCGCCGAACTCGGCCAACGTGTACGCGCTGGCGTAAGCGGTACACCTCTTCTACTTCCTGCCGCTGGGCAAACTTCAGCCCGTGGTACGGGACTGGAAATAAGCGGCGGGGCCAATGTACGTGCTGGTCGGCGGCGTTCTGTTACGGACGTTGGTGGGAACATTCCCGTAACGGGTGTGCGCCCTGGATCGGGCGTACAGCGCTTCTTCGGTAGCGCGGACGTTGGAGCCGCTGCTCTTTATCCCGGCGCTGTGCCTATCGGACCACGCGCGACTTCACGGCAGGAGGGCGAAAACAGAACGCGAGTCATAACTGAAACCGCGCAGGCATACGACACCTTAGGTAAAGCAGTGGAGCGTTCTCGACGCCCCTTGCGCGACATCTATGCCGATATTGATAAGACTACAAAAGCAAGTAATGGCAGCGTAAACAGTCTGGAAGCGCAGATCGGAGTTTGGACCGAACTGCGTAATGCCGTTGGCCGCACCGCGCCAGCATTCGACACGGCATCCAAAAAGCTGGAGCAGCTTACAGCGCAGCGGGATCGTCTTACCGGGGGTCGTCGCCGCCTAAGCGGTATGCAACTCGCCCAGGGCGTCGGCGCGGCGCTCAGTGGCGGCATCTTCGGCGGCCCCGAGGGTCTGATTGGTGGTCTTGGCGGCTTGGCTATCGGCGGCGTGGGC